GACACCGGATTCACCGAAGGTGCCGGTGGTGCCGGCGGGTTTGTAGTAGAGGGCGCCGGACGTGCCGGACAGAACGGTGGTGGCCATAGGGCGTACCAGGTGAACGTTGTTGGGCGGGCACTGCCCGGCTTAATACAGGTTAGCGCCTGTGGTTAAGCATCACCTACGACAAGACAGTTGCAACGTAGGAAGTATCAATGCGTCCCACAAAGTGGGGGGCTTCCTCTGTTGCTGAAAATGTTGGGCCGTTAATTTCGCCGACGCGGAAAAATACGCCGCTGGTTGTTTTGGCGGTGTTGTTGAGTGTTTCCAGTGCGTTGACTGCAGTGGTGATCAGCGTTTGGTTGCGGGCTGGGCCGCGTCCTTTTTCCGTGAAAATGCGGATAACAATCGCGCCACGGGCGTTGTCAACGCTGCTGGTAAGCGTGGGTTCGTTGGTAATACCGAAAGTAACATTGACGCGAACGTACTCAGTAGTGGTGTTAGGTGGGACCGCTGTGATGTTGTCGAAGTAAACAGGCACTGCAGGTGCCAGTGCGCCGAAGGCGGAAAGCAAGGGATTTTCGACGGCGGCGCGGATTGCTTGGTAGTTCATAGCTTCACACTGCGCAGTGCTTGGTCCATATAAAGGCTTATTGTCTTGTCTATCCTCCCACCGCGTATGTATGTTGTGTACCAGTCCAGAGCTGCTGTGCGTCGATTAGGTCCATTTGCCTGTAGGGATAAATCACCTCGAATACCGCTAATCCGATTACCCCTTTCGGCTTTTTTAATTGGCCCAAAACCTGGATATCTGTAAGTACTTTCGACTAAATCAAGTGCCACATTCGCATGTGGGGCTTTGTTTGCGATGTAATACTTTACTTCGGGCTTGAACTTGTACTCACTTGGAGTAAGAATAGGCGCCAGCAATTTTTGTGGTGCTCCCGGTGACCCACTGCCGCTAGATACCTTACTTTGGCTGGCTATTTCCCAAGAGTTAGAAAATTCACCCGACCATGCAGGGCCTAGTTCTTGTAAGTCTTTTACTACTCCCTGTGCGGAGCGTGCAGCTCCCAAGATAAACGGCGCTAGCACCGCCGCTTCTAGTTTTTCAGCAAGTTTCATGAAGTCGTTGCGGCGGCGTGCCATTACTGGGGCCTCACGATTAGAGAGTGGTAGACCGGGTTGTCGCCGCGATAGGTCGTGATGGCGATGATCTTTGCCTCGCGGGTTGCGCCAGCTTGCTGGTATCGGATGCGGTCGGCCTCAGTCGGGTAGTACGTGCCAAGCTCACTGGCGCCGATGATGACTTTGAGATCAGTGGTTTGGTATAGACCTTCGGCTTCACGCGGGCTGACTCGGGTGATGACTGCTTTGACTGTGACCGTAGTATCGGCGCCAGTGACTATGCCGGTTGTTGGGTCGTAGGTTCGGGGTGTAGAGGTTTTGATATACGTGATGTTTTGGCCCCAGTCGGCAAGGACTGAGGTGGGGATTGGGGCAAAGGTGGTGTCAATTAGGCCCATGTCAGCCTCGACGTAGACGGACGGCATAGTTGGTGGCGCCCCCCATGCAATAGGCGCCGAGGTAGGTCTGCAGCCAGGGGTAGAGGTCGAATACGTTGTTCACCATGCCTGGTGTTGTCGAGCTGGATTTGTATTTGACCTTTAGCTCGCCCAGTTCCACTTGGTCGTAGAGGCCGGTGGTGCCGGTGCTGCCCGTGATGGCGTCGGTGTCGTTGGCGAGAGCGCGTGCCAGTTCGTAGGTGGCGACTTTGATTTCTGTTGGGATGACAGTGCAGACCAGTTCGATGCCATCAACTTCGAAGTCCTCGCGTGGCCACTTGAGGGCTTGCGTCGTGGTGCAGCGGTCGCCGTAAAAGCTAAGGGCGTCGATCCAGCGGGTGGCGCTGATAAGGGCGCGGTTTTTTTGGTCGTCTGTTTTATCGGTCCAGGTGGCCGAGTCTGGGACGGTCTCGAAATACGTGTTGGCAGCAGCCAGCGTTACGTAGCTGTTGGCTGACGTCCCAGCGATGGTGGCATCAATGACGGCAGCCACAGTTAGTACATCCTTTGTTTGAGTCTAGCGCTAGTGCGTGATTTCTTTTGTTTGGGAGGATTGCTCAGCACCATTGAGTGATACACCTTTGCGCCAAACATTTCGAGTTCTGCTTGGGCTTCTAGGTGTTGGCCGTACTGGACGTCAACAAAGCTGCGACAGTTATCCTGTAGTACGAAGAGACGCACTGTACTCATGCCTGCTCGCAAAGCTGCTGACAGCCTAGAAGTAAAGGAGAAATCCGCACCGTCCGCGTTGCCTGGTGACACCGTTCGCTCACTGGAGCCCGTTGCAGTGGCAATCCGCGAGATGTTTGCCGCTGGTAAAGATGCCGAGACGATCCAGCAGGAGCTGGCCGTTAGTCCGCATGTGTTTCGTGAGCTGTTGAGTCATTCCTACAAGTTGGTGGGGCGGGCCCCGGAGATTTTTGAGTACCAAGAGCGGGTACGTGTAGGGCAGCTTGAGGGCTGATTAGCCAAAAGAAAAGCCCCCTTTCGGGGGCTTCTTGGTTTCCGCGTCGAATCAAGCGTAGGCGGAGGTGTCGAACGGGGTGTTGACCAGCAGGCGAGCGATGGGCACTTGCTTGGTGGTGCTGTACACCAGGCTCCAGGAGGCGGTGTCGGCCAGGTTGCCGGTGGTGGCAGCGTTGGTCGGGTTGTCGCCAGCCACGTTCCACTTGGTGCCGGTCACGTGGTAACCGTAGTGGTAGTCGACAGCCAGGATGTCCTGCATCGACAGGATGTTGCGGTCTGCACCAAGGCGGAGATCCTGTTGGATGCCCTCGGAAACGACGCCGCTCTGGAAGAGGTACACGGGGTACTTCTTGGCGTGGGTCGAGGTGCCACCGGTCAGTGCGACGAGCTGGTCGTCGATCACCACGCGGAGACCAGCGAAGGTCGCCACTTCGGTTTGGGTCACGCCCACACCGCCGCCGCCCCACACAACGGCACCACCTGTGGACAGTGCGGAGGTGCTGAAGGTCAGCATCCCGATCTGTTGGAGGTAGTACGCAACGTTGGAGTGCATTGCGATGGAGTCGAGGTTGTCGCCCCGCTCACCCAGAACTGCCTTGGCGGCCACCACGTTGCCGACGTTGATGAAGTTGGCCTCGGTCATTGAACCGGGGACACCAGCAAACGTCTTGTTGGTTTGGTTGGGGCCAAGCACGCCAGCACCGCTGATTCCGCCAAACAGGCCCAGCAGTTGGGCTGCCAGGGTGGCGGTCTTCAGCTTGTTGATGGCGGCGGTCAGCTGGTTGCGGACGTGGCTCAAAGGGTCCGCCCCAGAACCCAGCTTGCTCAGGTCGTCTGCGGCGTAGGCGAAACCACGGTGCAGAATCGTCATGATCTGCTCGTCGGCAGTGACGTTCTGGGCGGTCAGATAACCCAGGCCACCGTTCCAGCTGGAGGTGGAGAGGATCTGGGTTTCGGTGGGGGCGATGGGGTCGAAGAAAGGCACGCGCACGCGGGTGCCGCCAGCACGGGCATCAAGGGCAGCGTTGCGCTGGATGATGCCGCTCTGGACCCACTTCGATTGCTCGAAGATGCCCTCAGCGGTGTACTGAAGAAACTCGGGACGAGTTACAAGGTTCGAGAGAAAAGTTCCCCCGAAATTGCTGTTAGAAGCAGACATTGGGTAGCTCCAGTGGAGTCAAGGTTGGGGAGGTTGCCCCACAGGGGCTAGAGGCCGGCTTCGGCTTTCAACAACCGGGCTTTGTCGGGGTCGCTGGCAAGCATCATCATTTGCTGAGTGACGTTCCAGCTGTCCTTAGACCAGGGGTTGGCTTGGCCGGGGAGGGCTGTATTGCGGGCACTACCCGTAACACCCATTCCGGCACGGTTCGTAGCTGCAAAGTGGTGCTCGTAACCGCTGCCGGGGTTTTTTAAGTTGGCGATGTACTCACCAACTGGAACTTCCACGCCGCCGACAACAGCCACAGGCTGTCCTTCTTTAGCGCGTAGGTTCTCCTGAAGTAAACGATACAGCTGATCGGGTGCCAGTGCACCAGCTTGAGAAAGTTGTGCAATAGCGGCTGACTTCACTTGTTCTTGTGTGAATCCTTGGCG